TGCTTGCTATTTCAGATTTAACCTTGACTATATCGTCATTATCTAGAACTAGCTTATTACCTTTCATAACTTCGATGTTATTTCCAGTAGTAACTCGATGTCCTTTAACTACGTAATAATCAACGCCACCTTTTGTAATATAAATATCAAAAGGTACTGTAGAACCTGAAACATTTGCAATGTTAGCTCCAATAAGAATAGCTTTGCTATTTGAAGGAGTAGTATACATTGTAACTGCAGTAGTTCCGACTTCTTTAGAAGTCCTATTTATAAAACTAGTTGACATGGCATTATCCTAACGCTATTGATAAAATTAAAGCTTCTTCATTAGCAATAACTGGAATAGATTGCTCTATTCTTTCAGATTCAGCGTTTAATGCTATAAAATTGTCATCGACTTCTTTATTAGTGAGTGGAGTTCCTTTTGGACTGCTACCTTCTTGCCTTAAAGTAAGACTAGCTGTCATAATTCCCTCCTATTATGGTTCAATAGTGATTTTCCAAGTAACTGTCAAAGTATCGTATTGACCTTTGTTAATCACAGGAAATACTGTACGACACAACATAGTACCTGCAGAAGCGTCATTAAATGTACCTGCTTCTGTTACTGCGCCTGTTCCAACTCCAGGAAGGAAAGTAGCAACATACTGTATTGCGTCATCTGTTACTGTGGTAGTAACAATAGTTGTTGAGGTAAGAGCTACACGAGCTAACTCACTACCTAAGGCTGTGTCTGCACCTGCGGCAGCAGTAGTTCCTGCGCCAATTGCCATGTGAGACATTACATCATCTGTTGTATCTTTCATACGGCTTGCAATAAAAGCAAGACCTGTAGAAACAACTAAGTTTTTAATTTCTACTACCTGATCTTCTTTATCAGGGGATGATAAGATAAAAGTAACATTACCTTTCATCGCTAGTTTATCGTTAATCATATTAAGGATCCTTTATACGAATGTATTTGTACCAGTATAATCTTCCAACATGTATTCTTGTGAAGTATAATTATGTAGGTTTAATCTGCCACTATCTGCAGCAGTAGCAGTGTCTACATAATCTCTAAAGAACGTGATCACTGTGGAAAGAATATCGTTTGTTGTTGCAATATTAGGTTTTCCTAAGTTGGTATTAAATACTGCAAAGTCGGTTGTAGAAGATGTATCTTCTCTTGGTCTTGACATATGCGCTGCAAATATATCTAGTATAGAAGTAAAATCTTTTGTTGTACCATCTTCGGCTTCAAATTCTTCTACCATTTTAACGGTATCAACTATTGATTTAAATATATTTCTATAACTAAAATCTGTTACACCACTAATATCAAAATTGCTATCTCTAACATGTGCTGTTTGATCATCATCTGGATCTGCACTTCCAAAGAAGTCATCTGTTGTGCCTATAGTATCAAATATAGACTTAAATAAAACTTTTTCTACTAACTCAGGAGTTGCAACTTCGTCAAACTTATCTGATTCTATTAATTTTTCATCTGTATCATTAGCAGTAGAAATATCTAAATTAACTTTTTCAATAGTCTGTTTTACAAATTCTGTAAGATCGACTGTATTGATAACACCTTTACTTGGTAAAAGTTCTACAAAGTCAGGTGTTTCAAGTATTTCAAATTTTGGAATACTACTAATATTTTGTATTAAATCTTTAGCACTAGAAATGTCTAAGCTAATTTTATCAATATTAAATACTTGATGCTCTGGAAGATTAAGAATCTCAGGCTCAAATATAAAACGAGTATTATCAGGTTGTCTATGTTCTCCAAGATTAGCTAAATCAACTTCTAATACAATATTGTCTCTATTAGATTGTATATTAGGCGTTGTTACTGTTGTTGTTATCTCTTTATCAGTAGTTCCACTACTAGAGACTTCTTTTGAATTAATTGTAAAAGTTGTTTTCTTATTAGCCATTTTACCTCACTTAATTGTCAGGAGTAATATCTGTAGGACTAAACAAAAATTCAACCATTCCTCTAATTGGTTTCCAAGTTCTGCTATAAATAGAATCTGTTGGTTCTGTTACACGAAGCTCAAAGAAACCATACACAGGTGAAGATACAGAAGGAGTTAGTGCATAGTCACTTGCGAGTGTATCAGGGAATTGAACATAAATTTTATTTAATGCTGTTACTGCCCAAAGAGGATCTTGATCAGGAGTTGTTGAGTTAACTCTTGCTGCGCCTTCTAATAGCTTATAGTATACTGAATTATGTAATACAATTTCTTCTCTATTATAAGCTTGTACATCTTGCCATGTTCCTCTATTTGTAGGGACTCTAACAGCTAAACTTGTTTTAGCGCCATTAGGCTCAATAGATGTAGGTCTATCATAAATTTGTGTATCAGCATTTAAAAGTCCTGTTTGCGTTGAAGTATTTGCTGCTTCAACCACAGCAGCTTCAAACGTATAATTATTTGTAGCATCTTCAACAAAATTTAAGGTAACAGGGAATTCTAGCTGTTCCCCTTTAACTAAGGAAAATAGCACACTACCTGCGTCTGTAATAAGATCATTAACGTCAGGTTTAATTATACGACTTCTTGCCATTATATTGTTCCTGTTTTTCGATTTTGAATTATACTATTTTTGGCGTTTCTCTTTTCTTGTTCTAGCTTACGCCTCATATCTCTTAAGTATTTTTCAGTTTCATTCTGTATTTTTTGTTTTTGAGCATTTAACTCTAATTCAGGAGAAAGTTGAGGAGGATTTCTTTTATTTAATTGTTTATTAAAAGATCTTCTCATGTTTTCTACATATTGTCTGTTCATATTGTTAATAGCTGCACTATGATCAATCTTTTTCTTAGCTACAGAAGCTCCAACGCCTGTTGCATATACACCTAAGAGAGCTATTCTTGCTTTATTTATTGTGCTTATTTTTCGTCTATTAGCTACTACTTTTGTTGCTTGTCTTTTAGCTACAGATTTAGATATCTTTTTAGCACCTTTAAATTTAATAGGTTTAATAAATTTTGCAACTTTAGATATTTTATTTTTAGACCTTTTCATTGCGCTAATCTTAACAGCTTTTGCTAAAGCACGTTTTTGTGCAGCACTTCTAGCTTTTTTACCAAAAAGTTTTTTACCAAGCTTTAATGCTTTTTTACCAAGATATTTTTTTATAGCCATATCTATTTACTCCTTGGTCTTGCTGGTTTAGTTTTTCTTTTTTTATATTCTCTATAACCTGCAGCCCCTGCTACACCTGCTGAACCCACTACTGTACCAATAGCTATGTCTCTAGCTACAACATCAGCTTTGAAAGCTATATTTGCATTGCTTATTTGTCTATAATACGTTGCAAGATCTTTAACGCTATTTTCCATTGCAGCACGTTTAGCTCCGACTTTTGGACCTTGTACAAAATAGCCTTCTCTAAGAATATCTGCATTTTTATTATACTTAATAGTTAATTTTAAATCTTGTTTTAAAATAGATTTTAAACGAGCGCGATTAATTGCATTATCGTTTTTAAGCAACAACCGTCCTGTTTTATGATCCCATTTAGAAAGCTTCATGCCTTTTGCTGCAGTTTTTTCTAATTGCTTTTTAATGCCTTTATTTTCTAAATTTAGCTTATTTAATTTTCGACCTACTTTAAGCATTTTTTTATTAAAAGAAGCTAACTCTGTTTCTTGAGCTGCTTTTAATCTAGCGATTTTAGAAAGCTTTTTAACTTTTGTTTTAGTCGCACGTCTTGCAACACTTCTACCATAAGCTTTAAAGGGGGTTGCTATTGCTCTAGGTGAACGTAAAGCAACTCTCCCTGCTGTTCTTGCTCTTGCAGCAATGGCTTTTTTAATATTTCTACGAGCAGCCGCTAATTGTTTAGCAGTTATCTTTTTAGAAAATCTTTTAGCAAGACGACTCCCTGCAAAAGAAAATAATTTTTTAGTTATAGCCATTAGCTTAATCCTTATTTATATCCAATATAAGCTTTCCTAGCTCTTTCTAAAATTCTAGATTGAAATTTACCGCCATACATAAGATTTTGTCTAACGTTTTCTAAAATTGGAGATCTATAAGCGTTGTTTTTACTAGCTCCTTGCTTAGTACCACCTAAAGTAGTCATACCTGCACTTACAAGACTTCTTTGCATACTAGCAGTTTGTGCTCTGTTCTTAGTTGCACCCATTACTTGTAATTGAGAGGTTGGATTGTTTTGAGCTTTACCAACATTATATCTTCTTGCATTTGCAAAAGCATTAGTAGCATTTGTTCCAGTTCTTCTAGCTGAACTAGATACGTTTGAAGGAGAAGATCTTCTTCCTGTTTGGCCTAGTCTTGAAGCTTTTAATACAGGTGTAAATCTAACAGGTGTACTAGTAGCTGCTTTTCCACCGCTTCTAGATCTAGTTGTATTTTTAGGAGAGTAACCTCTGCTTGTTTGGCCTATCTTTGTGGCTTTTCTTTTATCTTTAATTGCAACTGCCTTTTTAACTACCTTCTTTTTAGTTTGTTGCGCCATACCAAGAGCTTGATATTGTAATCCTCTAGCTTTAGCAGTTATAGAAGCCTTATTAACACCTCTAGTTTTTGATCTAATTGTGCTTTGTGCTTTATTAGCCGCTTTACCACCACGACTCTTTGCAATTGCTATTCCAGATTTAGTTGTTGCTGAAGCTCTTTTAGCCGTGTTTGTAACTCTCATTTTAGCACGTAATAGCTTAGTATTACCACCTGCTTGATTAAAAGAAGTTTTAGCTGATCTTACTGCTGCACCTGCCTTGCTCTGCTTAAACTTAGAGCGAATTTTCATTTTTGCGCCTTTAACAGCTAAAGTTCTTGCGCTTTTATTACTAGCTAACCTACGAGCTTTTGCGGAAGCCTCTTGCGCTTTCTTAAGAGCTGCTGCTCGAGCAGAAGTAAAATTAAATTTACTTGCTGAAGCTTTTGCACGCTTAAAGCGTGAACGGATTTGCATACCTGCGCCTTTAAGTCTTCTGCTTACTTTTCTTTTTAGTGCCATTATTTAATTCTCCTTTAAAATCCGAAACCTCTAGTTGTCACTTTCGAGCCTGCTCGGATAGGATATAGATATTCAACAGCATACCGTAAAGCATCTGTCCAGTGTTCTATTCCTTCTTTTTTATCTATTGTAGCTGAATCAGGATTTGATTCTAGCCATTGCGTTCTTTCAATCGATTTGATTGTATTTACACATTTAGGATGAACTAACATATCAATATCACCGTTAGCATTTTTAAACTTTTTGTTTACAGCAGCTACACTATCAATAATAGGAGGTGCTTTAGTATGCGCTCTAGTGATTATTTTGTGTGTTTCTAATATACGAAAGTCTGTAACACCTACAGCAGCAGAAGTCTTTCTAGCTCTGCCCGAAGGGTCTGGATAACTAATTATCCTATGTCCTTGATATTTATCAGTTAATGCTTTTGCTAAAGATTCAGTATCAGGATGACCTTGCATTTCATCTAATATGTGTATCTGACCACCTCTAATAGCAAAAATAACACTAGCCATTATACCAACGTTAAAGTCAATAGCTACGTGTACATCTTCACCATCTTCAAACTTAGTTAAGTTTTGGTCAATATGATCCTTGCGGTTAAATGTGTAGAACACATTGCTACCAGAGTCTTCGAAGCTTGCAATATACTCTCTGGCAAACTTTAAAGGATCAAGTGTAAGTTTTATCCGATCAATCTCTTCCTCATCTAAAAAGGGAGAATCCCTATATGTATAAGTATAGCTCTTCCAATCATCATCATAATCTTGTCTGTTGTACATTTCATAAAAATAGTCATAGCCTCTAGGAGTACTAATAATTAATGCTCTACCAGAGTTAGCATTAAATTTTTTAGCGTTCATAGGCGACCAACGAGTAGCTACACAAGGTTGTATGATTGATTCCCAAGATTCTTTGAGATTCATCCCTGCGCCTTTCCATGAAGTAACCTCATCGGCTACTACAAAGTATTGCCCTGTACCACGCATTCTAAGTGATGCTTCATATGACCATAGCTTAAGTTGTACGTTATTAGGAAACCAAAATGTCCCTGCTGCTTTAGATGCTTTGTCAGCAAATTCTTCCATCCCTAATTGCCAAGCTATCAGTGGATAATAAATATCTACTGCTTGGCTGTAAGTAGGGGCGATGAGTGCCACATTTTTATTAGGCACTGACTCATCTAAATTCATTAATTCTTGTACAGCTATTATAGCGGCTGTAGCTGCTAAGTAAGACTTTCCAAAGCCTCGACTAGCATTAACAACAGCATAACGACAATTATCTTCAACAAATAGGTCTCTAATAACTTCTGACTGTTTCTCATGTAACTGTATATCTGACATTTTATCTCTTACGACCTAGCTTCTTTTTGACCTTTTTCGGTTGTTGGGAGAATTGTTTACCCTTTTTAAGATCACTTCGCTTTTTTCTACTTGTGGCGGCATACTGTGCTTTGGTAAGTTTTTCACGATCTCTTTTAGGAAGATAACGCTCACCAGTAGCGCTTTTACCATGAACACTATTCTTGCCACTTTTAGTACCCCAGTCTTGCTTAGTCCACTTGGTCATAGACTTCTGTGCTTTAGTTTTAGAACCTGTATACTTACCACCCATATCACGGTAAATCTTAGCGGCTAGCTGCATAGCTCTAGCAGAGTGTCTACCACCCATACGAGCCTTTGCTCTTGCTTTAGCTCTTTCCCATAATTGAGGATTACTTCTACCCATTAGTGTCTCCTTGTATACAAGTTAATCTTACACCGACTCTACTTTCTGGTGTCATTGAATAGTACAACATATCATATTCAGCAAAGCATTGATACATGTCAGTATATTCGCCTATCTTACGTACTTCAGGTTCACCATTATATAGCCAGATAAATACTAGAGTCCACATTTACTTCTTTTTACCGCCACCTTTTTTCTTGCCGTATCCCATTGGTATCTCCTTTATTTCATTGATTTCAAGGCTTTAGCCTTTGCTGTTTTACTTAATTCTCTATAATGATACAGCTTTACACTCTTAGAGTTATGTTTAGCTCCTGAATGTAAAGAACCATCAGGCATTCTATGTGCTTTACCTGTAAACAAAGTACCATTTCTTTTATAATGTTTAACTCCTGATGCCATTATATTTTCCTTTCGCGTATTCTATGGCGATTCTTTTATTACGACTTATTATAATAACTTTTCCATTATTGTCATATATAGTATAATTATATTTTCGCCTCATCATAAATATTCTTTTTTTAACTTTTTTCTTTTTTACCATCTTCCCTGACTTTTGCCAATAAGCCAAAAAATAAAAAACAATACAGCACCACTAACTAAAAATATAAGTGCGCCTACTGTAAAATTGATAGCATTGTCTATCATTTCTTGTTTTCTGTAAAGTTCATCTTTACGAGCTTTTCTCATTCTCGCTTCTATCTGTAATACTTCTTTCCACGCGGATGGACCATAATTCCAAGAGATATGATCTTTAATCTCTTCTCGCATCTGCTCCATCTTCTTTTTCTGAGCGAAGATTTCTATGGCTGTTTCTTCATCACTGCCTTTGAAAGTCTTCTTCCACCAAGGAGGATTCTTTTGACGTTCCTCTAAATTAGTAAAATCACTAAAGGCTTTACCCCAAGTGGCTAATTGTGAAGTCATGTCTTGAATATCTCTACCTGCACCTATAGCACTCTTAACGGCTTTAAATGCTCCAGTGGCCATCATTACGCAGCTTACAGGATCCATGTGACTATTTATCCCTTGCCATTTTTTCTACATTTTCTCTAATGGCTTTGATATTTTCATCCATACGTCCTAAAGTAACTGCTTGACTTTGTACAATACGCTCTACTGTCTCTAGCCTTGTTTCATTGCGTAGAATATCTTTTTGGTTTTGTTTAATAGCACTATCTAACGTTGACACATACCACACTAATGCTACTGTTTGCATAATAATAGCAACAATAAAAGTTACTGGCACACTCTTAGATAGATGCCACGAATCCTGATCACTCATCTTCCTCTTCCTTTTTATTATCAGTGAGTAGTATTGAGATAGGTTTCTTTTCAGTAACCTCTTGCTCAATTTTATCAGGGATTCTCTTATAGCCATAAGCCATTAAATTATTTATTAATGTACCTTGTGTAGCTATCAACTGTGCTTGTGCTCCAGAACCATCTTTAACAGTTCCGTCAGCTAATTTCTCTTGTATCTCATTATATTTTTGAACCATCATCTCAATAGGATCAAAGCCTAACTCTTCAAGTTTCTTCACAGAAGCCATAGAATTAATGTTCTTAGAGCCTTTAGGACGTCCAGCACCTTCTCTGCGACCGCCCATCTGAGGTTTAGTCGGATGAGGATTTGCCATTGTCTTTCCTTTTAGATTCTTTTTCAATTCAAAATTTTTTTAATTGTTTTCAAATAATTAATGAAAATAATAAATAACCATATGAAAACATTAAAAATTTTATTAATTAATAACAATAAATTATAACTACACTAAGGATACCAAAGTGATACTTAATAACCCCCCGAAATTATTGGGGGGATGGACATCATCGGGGGGAATAAGCAACTATCTTTCAGATGTCAGTAGATAGCAACTATAGTATCACTTTGGCAGAGCCTAGCAAGTTTTATTCTTAAACGTCAGGTATTTATTTTTAAGAATTACACTGACAATTTTCATTAAGTTCATCACAAGTACATACTAAAGCACCATCATAAGGTTTTGGAAAATATTTTGCTAGAGCATCTAACTGAGCGTCATACTTGCCAATCATATCGAGTTCATGCTCAATAGCTTCCATAACAGCAGAATGCTCACCTACTCCAACAGGATTTTCTAAAAATACTTCAATGTTCATTATATGTTTATTTATATGTGATTCAGCGTGTGTTTTTAAAACACCTATCATTTTTTCTCTTAGTTTCATTTGATCTTTACCTTTAAAGGTTTCTTTTCTTCAGGAATTACTTCTTTAACAGTCACAAGAAGCATACCGTTTTTAACAGTAGCATCAGCTA